GTAGCTATGCTCGTAAGTATGCGCTAAACGGTTTGTTCTTGATTGACGACACCAAGGATGCTGATGCGACCAACGTAGGAGAGCCACAGGACGTTTCTGTGGCGATCAAGGGCGTTATGTCAGCCGAGTCGCTAGATGCGCTTAAAGCCCAGTTTACAGCCGCCTACGCTATGTTTAAGAGTGATAAAGACGCATTAGCCAAGATTAATGCGGCTAAAGACGCTCGGAAGAAGGAGTTGACCGATGTTTGAGCAAGGGTCGCCCGAATGGTTTGCTGCGAGATTAGGTAAGGTGACAGCTTCCCGTGTCGCCGACGTACTGTCCAAAGGTCGAGACGGAGAGTCTGCTGGTCGCAAAAACTACAAAGCAGATTTAGTAGTAGAGAGGCTAACTGGGACAAAAACAGAAGGGTTTAGCAACGCCGCCATGCAGTGGGGCGTGGATAACGAACAGTACGCAAGGATGGCATACGAGGTCGCCACAGGCACTATGGTGGATTTAGATGGGTTTGTTGACCATCCGACCATCCCTAACTTTGGATGCTCACCAGACGGCTATGTGGCCGAGGACGGGCTGGTAGAGATAAAGTGCCCCAACAGCAGTACGCACCTCGATTACATAGAGGCAGACGCACCGCCTAAAAAGTATATCCACCAGACGCAAGCGCAAATGTCTGTGACTGGTCGTCAGTGGTGTGACTTTGTATCGTTTGACCCCAGGCTGCCCGATGGTCTCCAGTTGTTAGTGGTACGGGTGAACCGAGATAATAAATACATCTCACTAATGGAAGATGAAGTTGTTGAGTTTTTAAACGAAGTAGACGAAAAAATCGCATTTTTAAACAAAAGGACGCAAAAATGAGCATTAAATACGAAGTGATCGCAAAAACTGGTACATACACCAACAAGCAAGGTGAAGAAAAGAATCGCTGGCTGAAGTGTGGAGTTGTGATGGAAACCAAGAACGGTGGGCTAGCACTGAAGCTAGAATCTGTGCCAGTTGGTTCAGACGGTTGGTTTACGCTGACAGAGCCAAAAGAGTACGAGCCTAAATCATCGCCTAGAAATGTGGCTGATATAGATTCTGACGTGCCTTTCTGATGCCAGCGAACGAAAAACAGGTTGGTGGCAACCACTACCAATCGGCTATCCAGACTTGGGACTACATCCTGTCCCATGATCTGGGTTTCTTGGAAGGCAACATAATTAAGTACGTCACCCGCTACCGCAAAAAGAATGGGGTGCAGGATCTGGAGAAAGCCTTGCACTATCTCAACAAACTGATAGAAGTGGAACATGCTCGACTACAGCACACACACACTGAAACTAACTGCCCTGATGAACCGGATGAAAAAGCAGTTGCTGAAAAACAACATAGATCAGGCCCACGAAACGTCTTTGGAGATGCAGGCAGAGTGCAAGCTGTTAACGAATGCGATCAAGCATTTATTCCCCGAAAACTTGGAGACATAATATGAAATACATTGCCTGCGCTAGTTTCTTTATCATCTTAGGGTGGGTAATCTTGTTGCTGATGGCTATCGAAAATGGATGATATCCGAGCCTATGAAAAGCTAATAGCTGCTGTTGTTGCTTCCGCTGTTGCAGATACCTTTCTACCGCCTTTGGATACCGAGCACGGGTTAAAGCTACAGGAGGACGTGGCTTCAGCCTTTGAGTTTATCTACGAGCACGGTGGCCCGTGGTTAGAGATGATAGACATAGACCCCATCGCCTTTAAAAACCAAATGGACAGACAGATGTATAGCGTTACTGATGCCAATATCTTTAAACCGAACGCGCAAAGGGGATTTGAGATAGACGACAACAAGCGCAGAACGTTCAAAATTAACTATCAATTGTGGAATAAAGAAAAAGTTGAGCGCTCGTTAGCATCTGGCATTAAAGGTAAAGGCTAATGGAGCGGACAATACTCCGCCTCAACGAAGACAGGTCTCGTGCAATCGAAATGGTATCACAAGCGCCAGATGGCCATGTGGTAGAGATAAGAAAGCCAAGCCGTAGCCTAGAGCAGAACGCGCTGTATTGGGCGGCTGTGCACGAGGTGGCAGAGTCAGTCTGGCTAGATGGCAAGCAGTTTACGCCACAGGTCTGGCACAGGTATTTTAAAGAAAGGTTCCTACCTGGCAGAGTAATAGAGATGCCGTTCGGGTTGGTGACTGAAGCAGAGCCGAGCACAACAGAGTTAACAGTAGACGAATTTAGCCACTTTATCGACCAAGTGATATATTTTAAGGATCAACACCTATGAAACGATTAGCATTAGGAATCGCCTTAACGTTTGCAGTCACAGCCGCCTACGCTGCCTGCACAACCCAGATATTTATGATAAACGGTAAGACTACCATCTGCACTACCTGTTGCACCTCACAAGTCTGCACAACCACTTGTAATGGCTAACCAAACACTACCCTCAGGAGAAGTCGTGGATACAAACTCAGAAGAATGGAGAGCGTGGTGCGAGGCTAAATATGTGGTTAACCTTAAAACAAAACTTAGTAGACAGCACTACATAGATGCAATAAAAAGGATACGTGGCAATGATGCCGCCCTAGAATTGCAGGAGAATATACGTGTCGCATGGAACCTACAGAAGTCCTAAGTTGCTAAAGCTAGTAAGAGAGGTGCCGGAGTGTATGTCCTGTGGGAATTACAACGATGGGACTGTGGTCGCCGCCCACTCTAACCAGTTGCGAGACGGTAAGGGCAGAGGCATAAAAGCTCAGGACTATAGGATAGCGGCTATGTGCAATATTTGTCATATGGAGCTTGACCAAGGCAAGAACCTGAGTAAAGCAGAACGTGTGGAAATGTGGGAAGAAGCACACCGAAAGACAATAGGCTGGTTATTTGAATCTGAAAAGGTAAAGATATGAGCATAAGAGATCGTTTGGTTAACTGGTCGTTTGCAGTGCAAGGTAGCACAGCACCCCAAGGCCCAGATACTTGTGCCAGTGCCGAACGGTTTTACATACCAGAGTCAGGAGACGTGTGGGGCGACGATACGGAGGACAGGATAGAGCCTGACCTGTTAGACGCAGAGCTAGTAGAAAAGTGCGTGTGCGAGCTTAACGCCACTCTCAGGGCTGTTATCAAGGCTAGATATATCAGCTTTCCATACGAGTCAGAGTATTACTGTAGTCACCGAGTACGCATGAACTATAAAAAATTTAAGGAGAGGTTAGATGAAGCACACAGAAGACTTAGCAAGAAACTTGGAGAGTGAGTTCATATATACAAAGACTGGAACTTGCATATCTGTACGTTGGCGTGCACGAGGATGGGTTCCTGCTAGCGAGCAACCGGAGATACAAAAGAAGTGGGATATGTACAAAGCACTGTCGCTCAGAACGCTGACCGAGGAGAAGGCATGAAAAAAAGAACTAAGGTTCCGCACCTGATAAAAGAGTGCATTGCCGCTGGTATGACAGACTCGGCAGAGATTGCTAAAGAGATTGGCTACAGTAAAAGCCATGTTGTCTCAGTCATAGGCGAGATGATTGCTAATAAGGATTTGATACGCATCAAACTAAACAACCAGAAAGCGTTTAAGTTTGGGCACACTACCAGGTTGCACGACCCGTTTAACCTTTGTAAGCCTGCTTACCGTCAAGATAAGGCAGCGTAACAACCATTTGTGTGCCATTAACGACCAATTAAAGGGCTTAATGACCTAAATACGCTACATTAGGAAAGAGAAATGAGCGGACACTGTGGGATATGCGGGGAAACGATTTGTGTTTGTGATGAGAAGATTGAAACGATTAATGAGGAGAAACGCATGAGCATTGAGGCAATGAAGCTGGCGTTAAAAGCATTGCAAAACACACGCACACACCCGTTAACTGACGCAGAACAGTATGAGATAGAGATGGATGCAATGGAGGCGCTAGATGACGCGATTGACGATCAACGCGAGCGCATCGTATTTCCCGCAATGCTACGCAAGATGTGGTCTGGCGGAGAGGTGCAACAATGGCTTGATGAGAATGTGAACGGAGGTAGTGATGTCAATTGAGGCAATGAAGCAAGCGTTG